TCCTCCGGCAGGCCCGCGCCGCCATCCAGCCGGACAAGTGGGGGGAGGGCTGGCGGTACGCCTGCGGGCTGTACGCCGCCCACCACGCCGCCCTGTACCTGCGCACCTACGCGGAGGGCTCCAGAACCCCGGCCCAGGCGGCGGCCACCGGCGCGTTGGTGGGGGTGGTGAAGTCCGCCAGCCTGGGGGACAGCTCGGTGAGCTACGACACCGATCCCCTCACCCGGGCCACGGCGGGCTGGGGCGATCTGAACGCCACCCAGTACGGCCAGCTGCTGGCCACCCGGGCGCGGCTGGCGGGTATGGGAGGGACTTACGTGCTATGAACTACGCCGACTGGTACACCGACCGGATGGACATACGCCGGGTGCGCCCCGTCCCGGAGGGGAGCCTGACCCGGCACGAGCGGGTCCTGGTGGCGGCGGACGTGCCCTGCCGGGTGTACCGCAGCGGCGTCCACGGTCCCCGGATGCAGGCCCCCGCCGCCCACAGCGAGGGGGAGGACAGGCTGGCCTGTGGCAACGCCGTGGATCTGCGGGCGGGGGACGAACTGCTCATCCGCCGGGGCGGCGGACTGGGACAGCCGGGGCCGCCGCTGCGGGCCTTCGCCGGGGAGCCGGTGCGGTTCCACGAGCCCTTCGGGGCGGTGCTGCCGGGGCTGGCCCACCAGGAGGCGGGGCTGCTCCAGCGGGAGTATCTGAAGGGAGGGG